GTTTTCATATTAGATAATGTTGATGAACCTGTTAAACAATTTTGTTCACTATCAAGTTTTGCACGTATGCAACGTTGGTTTGATGATATATCAATCAAATATACATCTACCAAAGATGCACATTTCGTACCCACAATATTGAAGTGTGATTCCAAAACGATTGAGGAAATAAATTCTACAATTGTAAAAATGAATGTACCTTCATGGAAGGCTTATATTCCAGATTTAAGTTTCCTTCACAAAGGTCTGGGATTAGTTGCTATTAAACATATTGAACTATCATCTAAATACCCTATGTATTGGGGGCTGACAGGTTTCGGTATCTTCAATTCTATAGCAAACCTGTGTGTTTTGAATGCTTATGGTATAGCCCTAGGCACAGTCATCTTGATGAAAACACATATAAGTGCCTTAGGTCATAGACTTAAAAAGCTTATTGGTGACCATCCAGCCTTAGCCAAATTGATTATGGTGTGCCTATTAGCCTACACTTTCAGTGGTATTATTAAATCATTTATGAGTTCTATAATATTACAAGCTGATGTGGAAACTAAAGGGAAACCTATGACCGTTACACCTAAAGATTTGAGACGTAAGAACCCTTGGTATAAGAAAATTACTGAATTGACAGCTGATTTTATTCCTGAGGGAGTTTCCGCCAATGTAAATTCCAGTATTGATAAATTAGCTGAGAAGACATCGACTAATGTTGTGCGCATTTCAGCGAACAGTATTAATGATGATGGTACTTATAAAGTTTCTTCATTTAATGGTTTTTGTATAGGTGGTCAGTATTACGTAGTTCCCTTACATTCAGTGGGTGAAATGCGATCATCTGAATGGGATGTTCGCTGGTTATCAGAAGAGGCTAATATTTTGGCACACACTTCTGGTGCCTATACCCCAGCATGCTTAATTAAAACCTACCAACAAGAGTTGGCCATTGTACGCTTACCCTTTATGTTGGTGCGTAAGAGTATGAAAAATTTCATCTTTGGCAAATATTGCACTACAGGTATATTTAACGGCAAATATTCAATTAGAAATAAAGTGGGAGAACTCACATCTATATATTCTAAAAGAATCGTCCCCAGTATTGAACTTTTAGCTGGACATGATAAACCAATACAGTGTATGCTATCAAAACTTGACAAGCCTACAGTTGTTGGTGATTGTTGTGCACCTCTTATTGTCGAAACTACTTATGGGCCCTTCATAGCTGGTTTACACATAGCTCTCAGAGATGGAACTGATGCTATTAGCATTTGTATTGATTCCTCTATATATGAGAATCTTGACATTGTAATAGATAACGCACCACATGGTGGTAACATATCTCTACAAGCTCTTGACGAAAAGAGTAATTTACAATTTCATGAAACCGGTTCAGTAGAGGTCTATGGTACGCTAGTTGGGAAGAGGAATTCCACTTTCAAATCCAAAGTTACAAAATCGCTCCTTAATGAGCGTATGTGCAATTTGGGCTATGCGAATGATTATTTTCCTCCCCCCTTTGAGAAACCAAATACCTGGTTTGAAGCTATTAAGAACAAGGCTGATATTAAGCATTTGTTCACACAAGAACACTTGAATAAAGCCAAGAAAATATACTTGCGACATTTAATATCTAGTTTATCAAAGCAAGATCTTACTAATCTGCATATCATTTCTCAAAAGGAAGCCCTTAATGGTCAAAGTTCAATATGTTATTTGGATTCTATAGATCTGAATACATCAGGAGGCTTTGGTAAATCTGGACACAAAGGTAAGTGGGTTGAATTAGTTGAAAGTGAAGACGGACAAGAAATTGTCTTGACACCTGAAGATAAGGACACTTTGCAACAGATTGAAAACACATATATGAATAACCAGGTTTATAAACCACTTTTCATGACTTTCCCAAAAGATGAACCGTTACCTTATGAGAAAGTCGTTGTTAAAGAACAATTTCGTCTAATTAATAATGGTCCCATGGTTTGGAACATTTGGATGAGAATGCATTTCTTGCCCTTTGCAAAATTGGTTCAGGAAAATAAATTTAAATTTGCATGTGCACCAGGGATGGTTGCACAAGGTTTAGAATGGCATTTGTTACAAAAGTACCTCACCAAATTCGGTGATGAACGCATTGTAGCCGGTGACTATTCAAAATATGACCAGAGGATGAGCTCAACACTTATCCTGGCTTGTGGTGAGATCATTGTTGATTTGTATAAATATGCAGGTCACACCTCATCGGAAGATCTGCAAGCTATGAAAGTTGCATTTTATGATTTAGCCTTTCCCACATATTGTCAGAAGGGTGATGTTATGCAATTTTTTGGATCAAACTCCAGTGGTAATGTAATGACTGTAATTATAAACAGTGTGGTTAACGTCCTATTGATGATATTGGCTTATACCCATATTGAGAAAGATGATGATTTCTTTGAGAACGTCAACCTCATGACGTATGGTGATGATAACATCATGGGAGTATCACCCAAAGTGAAGAATTTTAATCACACATCAATCAGTGATTTTCTAACTAAAAGGGGGATGACCTACACTATGGCTGATAAGAGCTCAGAAAGTATCCCCTTCTCTTCAATATTTGAAGTTGAATTTCTTAAAAGATCCTTTAGATTCGAACCTGAGTTGGGAGTTTATTTAGCACCGTTGCGTAAAGACAGTATTGTCAAATCTCTAATGATTAATGTACCTTCTCGTACAATTAGTAGGGAATCGCAGCAAGTCTATATAATTTCCACTGCACTCTATGAGTTTTCTTTTTATGGAAGAAATACTTATGAAGAGTGGAGGAAACGTTTGTTAACTTGGATGGAAGAGCTGGATTTAATGATACATTTTACTGATTCATTATTTCCATCGTATGATGAACTCCTCGAGAGGTATCATCAAACTTCTAAATCAACAGAAGAGGTAGCAGCACACCTTCTCAATTAGAGAAAAATGACGCGGCAACAGGAAAAATGTCGATATGCAAAACCCGTTATGTATAGTTACTGATATTATATAGTCTACATATCCTATATAGTGTAGAGTGGATGCATATATGAGAAGGCGCACTGTGGATGCAGTGTTACCCTAATTTATGTTACGGACACGTGGCTCAATACAAACCGTGATCCCGACAATCTATCGTATTGCAAAACAAACAATTAATAATCAAACAAACGAGCTTAGAATTCCTAGTATTTCTGATCGCGTTTTCATTCACCATGGGGACATGGTGTCTAAAAAGTGTCGCCGAACGTCTGTGGTGGCGATGTGTCATGTTTGTACTAAGACAAGCATTTCCGGACAAACCCCGCACAAGAACGATTATAATGTTCTTGATGCATATGTTCGGTTTTTCCTTGATAATAAAGGTTTACCTCGCTGTGAATACGCTGTATTCCCAAGTGGAGAGGTCTTTAGTGCAATTTCGAAGGCGTCTGTCAAGATTCCGACAGAAGTACCAGATTTGAATAATCCGCTTAATGTGGTGCAAGTTTTGAAACTTGACAAATGTCTCTTGAAGCATAATTTCATGATATATCATGTTGCGTCATGCTTATGTCATGCTTGTAGGGATCATCTCGGACGCCCTGAAAATTGTGAACTTTCAAATTTGCACCTGGTGCCTGTGGAGGAAGGTTCCCCTACAAGCATTGAATATCAGAGCTTGGAAGTTTATCATGGTCAGGGTGCTCAGAATCTTGGGCAGCAACAACCTGTAGAAGCAGCCATCGATGCTGCTGGACAAGTTATAGGTGCTGTTGTCGATCAAGTCGCAGGTGCAGCTGTGGCTGGTGTGTATGAAGCAGTTGTTGAAACTGGTCGCCAAGCTGCACAGCAAATTGGCGAACATGCCTATGGGTCTGATTTACAGGCTGTTAGACATATTCGTAACCACTTCACATCAACTTCAGATGACGAGGGTTTCACCTTTAGTACATTTGGTTCCAAGTCTAGGGAACAATGTGCACGCATGGAGGGTGGTCACATTTTGGCTGCTTCAGCTCCAACGAATAATACAGGTGGAATCTCATATGCTGAAGATGTAGAGGAAGTGGACCAAGTTACTACCAACTGGTTAACAGGTGGTGGTACTACAGTTTACAACACAAATACTGGAATCCCACGACCTATGTTAGAATTCAATCAGAAAGATGCGACTCTAGCATCCTTCTTGTGTCGTCCAGTGGAGGTTGGGACATATTCCTATACCAATGTAGTTGTGCCTGGTACTTCCACAGCATATACACCATGGGGTAGCATTTTCGCTTCAGCTAATATCAAGGATAAACTTAACCATTTTAGGATGTTTAGAGCCAATCTTAATATTAAACTTGTGGTTACTGCCTCCCCTTTTTTGTATGGAGCTGTCATGTTTACTTACCAACCTCGTGGTTTTGCCAAAGGTTTGCCAGATACATATGGTGCTTTAGTATGTCGATCACAACGTAGGAACTTGACTGTATACCCTCAGACGTCTGCGGGTGGGTTTTTACAAGTTCCATTTATTTATAATCGTAAAATGGCTGATGTGACCAACAAATTATTAATAGATGAATTGGGAGTTTTACGGGCCATACCATTGGACATCCTCAGAAATGCCATGGGAACAACACCCCCCACAGTGAACATACGTATCTATGCCTGGTTATCCGATGTGGCAATTGGTGGTATGACGCAACGTGAGGCTTATCAATCCTTTTCTAGTGAAGGTACAGGTAAAGGTAATGTTCGCGTTATTGATGAGGTTGATGTTTCAGCTGCAATGGCTAATAGTAATTCTTGTGAAACAAACATTTCACATATTTTGCGTAAAGAGTCATTGCTCTTTTATAAAGATTGGGCTTCTACTGATGCTAAAGACGCTTTTATGTTTAATATTGCATCTCAATGTGGACATTCAGGATCTAAATCTGACACAGATGCTTTATCAGCAGTGACTTATTACCCAACTCCTGCTATGTACTTAGGTCAGGCCTTCCGGTATTGGCGTGGCGATATCATCGTACGTTTTCGTATACTGAAAACACCATTTCATAGAGGGAGACTTACCTTTGTATACGAACCTGTGGCAGCTTCACTACTTCCACAACCTACTGTCCAGAAGACACGTATTGTGGATATTGGTTTAGTTGATGAATTTGAGATAACCATACCTTTTGGTTCCACACGCAGTTGGCTGAAAACAGTTTCTGCTAGTGTACCTGGCTTTAGTGTAACTGACAATAATGTTGTTAACTATGCTGATAGTGAGTTTGTTGGTGGCATTTTGAAATGCTATGTGGACCAACCACTTACAGGACCTGCTGAACCATCACAATTGCGTATTCTGGCATACGTGCGGTGTGCCCCAAATTTTAGACTCGGAGCACCAAAGGAAGTTGGTAGTGAATATTATTATTCCAATGTGTGGTTGAAATCCGATCAAACAGTTCTGTCTTCTGGTACTTCATATGGGCCTACTGCATATCAGGCTGAAACTAAACCCTCTGGGGATTTTCCAAATATGGGAACCTTAAAAGAGAATTTAGCCATGATCCATGCCACTGGTGTCGACTCACCAACCGATATTCTCGAGCTAGTGAGGCGCAAGGAATTGTGGTTGGTCGCGAATCAACAAACCCCTACCTCCAATTCTGTACAGAGTTGGTTTAGTCTGTACCTGCCATTTATGCCCAAAGTACCACGCTTGTTGACTAACTATGATGCTGCTAGATTCAACATTACGAACACTTACGCTACAATAGTGGATTTCAGATGCACTTCTTACAATCAAACCATGTTGGCTTATATGAGCCTCATGTATATTGGTTATAAAGGAGATCTCACTAACAGTTTTACGATGGCTACTGGGGAATTTGTTTACCCAGTTCACCGTTGTCGCAGGACTTACAATGCATACTTAGAAGTAGCATCAGTGAGAAATTCAGTTGACCAAAAAAGTGTCACAGGTGCATCTTATGGTTTCACTGGTGGAGTGTCTGGCGGCAAAACAGCAACCGGAGTGAGTAAGCTAGAATTTGACCGCCCATATATGGGCGATTCTTTATTTTATTACACTGAACCTTTTAATGTCAAAGGACATGGTTCAGAACAATACAATGGAGCCACTTATTCCACATTAGTTCTGCCCAACAGGGCATCAAATAACGCTGTAGCAGTCACATCTTTTGTGCATGTTCAAGCTAAGGACAATTTTGAATTTATAGAATTCTTAAATTGTCCACCTTTAGTAGTTGCTTCGTATGGTGGCTTTATGCCCAATGCAAACTTCTAAACTATGTTTTTATATTTTTATATTATTACATGTTTTATACACTTTATGTTACTTTTCAAATA